GGTTGCCACCGCCGTGCTGCCTGTCGTGGCAGTGCCGGCACAATGGCATCAGGTTGTCAAGGTCGTACGCATCGCCACCATCACTGATGGGCTTGATGTGGTGTACCTCGGTCGCTGGCCGCTGGCATTCGCGGCACGCTGGCGACTCGGCAAGGGCTAACGCTCGTACACGCCGCCAACGCCGGCCATATACACCATGCTGCTGACGGGCCGGAGAGGCCACGAGACGGCGACCGTGGTGTATAGGTCTCACCGGCCTCATATGATCGTCCAATCGTCTGAGCGGGCGTCTATGACGGCCTGAGAGAATCTCATGAGGTCATCGAGGCGGACAGTCACAAGCCACGGGTGAGACTTGCTGCCAATTGGCAGCACCATCTTGGAGCACACGCATGGCATCTTGGTCGGGCAGTCGCGGATGGCCTGCTCAATAGCGTTATGAATGCTCGGCCTCGCTTGGTATTTACACTCGATGCGTACGCCGGTGATGCTGTGCTCGATGTCCTCGTCGCGGCATCCAGCACGGCCACCACGTGCAGCCTTCAGTCCGGCGTCGGTGAGTGCTTGTGCTAGGGCGCGCTCACCTCTGGCTCCTTTGTTCCTGCTCATACGGCCGGGCATAGATCGACTCCTCTACCCTGCGCGCGTCCGCCTACTATTGTTTTACTGTTCTCTAACCTATAGACTACTCGGTTGCGCAAGCCAGAAGCATCAAAAACGCGGTTTGTCATAGCCGGCCGCCCACATTCTCGCGGGCCAGTTCAGGCATTGCGGCCTGCACGTCTACCAGCATGTCGCCGGTGATCTTGTGCAGTCGGCGTATCTGGTGGTATAGCAGTGTGCGGTCGTCTCGCTCTGGTACGGATGAAGTCTCACACCCATCTAGTACTGTGGCGATGTCCACGGCTTTGAGAGCGTCTCCGACGCCCTTGGCTCGCTTGTAGAGTCTGGCACCGAGGGCCGCCGCTTCGGCTACTTCGTCGCGGTAATGCTTGGCCGGCTGTATCAGTTCCGCCCCGCTGCTGTAGACCGATCCCTCTACCGGTGCCGCGTTCATCTTGTCGGCCGCTATGGCCACGACACGCTCCATCAGTCGCGGCTTGCTGCTGAGTTTGTTCACGGGCATATTGGCCGCTCTGGCCACCTCCTCCCGTGCCTCGGTGAGGTATGCGCGGCACCTTCCCTCTGGCGGCATCTCGTCCGCCGGGATCTCCTTGGCGCTCCAGCGCTCGACCAGCAAGCCGAAACCCAGCATCCGAGATATAACATAACTGGGCTTACCTAATACCTGGCTGATCTCGGCCGGAAGCATTCCATGCTTGTACGCGTCTACCACCACCGAGGCTACGAGGACGCCGCCATACCTGACTGCTCGCTCGTAGTTCTCACAGAGCACGTCATCACGCTGTACGTGGTCATCTAGACCGCGAAGCGACTGTATAGCGGGCGGGTGTTGGACACTCACCACGGTAGATCCTTGTCATCCAGTTTGGGCGTGGCCGCCGGCTCGGTTGGGTGGTTGCCGCTCGGCCCTTTCTTGACTGGATCGAACGTATCGCGGATCAAGTAGCCGTTGTACTTCCCTGTTTTCTCGCTAAAGCGCACGTACGCTTTGAAACGTCCGGGTGGCAATCCGAGACGGTCGCCCCGCTGGCCTTCGGCGTCTGGTTGAATTTCGAGATTGACTACCAACTCGGCTTTCGGTGTTCCATCCTCGAACGTCCCGCCGGCTAGTTTCATCACGGTCGCCCATGCTCTATTCGGCCACTTACTCACAGTCGGCCTCCTTTCTTCTCTGTGCCACGTGCCGGGTCTGGTACGTGGTCGTTCCTCATGTCCATTTCTACGTCGGCCCTTGGGACCATCAGCAAGCCCAGAAACCAGTATTTGGTGCCATCAGTGAGCGCCGATGCGAGCGCCTTGTCGTCGGGCCGGCCCTTTGACACCACTACCGGCCAATCGACCGATGTGCGCCATGTTTCATTCGTTTCAGGGCATGCAACCACCATGCTGATGGTGACGAATCGCACCGGCTCACCGTCGGCCGTAACAGACCAGCGAGTCCAGAACCAGCCACCACGTACGGCGGTCAGGCCGTGCTGGTGGAGCGATACGCGGCAATGCCGGATGATGTCCTCACCGCTGGCGTAGTCGTACCCCTGAAAACTGTTACGGCTGGCCTTCGGGATGTCTCCGACGCCCTCTTGTGCCATCAGCAGCCGCTCGCCTATGCCGGGCGGGATCTGAGTCTGTCGGATTCCGCCGGCGTCGAATGGACTGCTACCGTCCCCAAGTCTCGTATTTGTTTCCATTGTGGTCTACTCCATAGCCCGATTGACAAGGACGGCCAGCCCTTCCCGACTGACCGCCCTCGTCCGGCGCAAGTTTTCGCAGATTGCACAACGTCGCGAACGCCGCGAACAGAGAAAGGAAACCGAACACTAGATAGATAATGATGTGCGCCACCTGCTTGCTCCGAGCAGATCCCGCCAACGTCTGATAAGAGTCATTATCGGCGAAACCTGTCTAGGAACCTATTCGGATAGACGGCCGTGACGCCTCAAATCATTATTGCAAGATTCTGCACCGCGATCCGCGATATCTCGGCTCCGGCTGTACCTCCATCGCCAGTCGGCCTTCTCGTAGACCTCGCTCGGCGGCCGGGTTACGTGCCACCGCTCGTTCTCGCCGTCTCTTTTTACCAACCACCAGTATCCGCCCGATAAATCTATGGGCATAGTTCCACCTCGCATGGAATGTGTCCAGCGGCGGCCTCGCTCCAACGGGGCCGTCGCACATTCTGGCCTAGCCTACCACGGCGGCCAATACCACGACCACCGATTCAGATATCGCTTGCGGCTGTTGCATCCACAGCCCTTCCGGCCGAGTAGCCGGCCGATGGCCTTGGCAATACGTTTGCCCTGGTTGAACGTCACCGCGGCGATGACCTTCTCTAGCACATTCCCAAGAAAGACCCGCCGGCGTACGCGTCTGGTCTGAATCTTTGGTCTGCTGCCAATTGGCAGCGGGTCGAACTGCTCACACTTGCCACAGAATGACCGCGACGGACTGGCGACGGCGTGAACAGGACAAAAACGGTACTGTGGGTGAAGATGGCGGCAGTGTTCCGGGTGTTGCTGTAGTTCCATCGGTCAAAACTCCAAGGACATCGTGATGGTGTGAGCGCGACCACAAACGGCGTTGTATGAAACGCCGCACCACCCGCCGCCATTCCAAGTAAGATCTGAGGCATCAGGACCAGTCCAGCCACAATACCCCTGCAAGTGCTGTGCGGTGGTAATGCAATCACCAGATGGGCCGACTGACGCTACCCCGCCACCTGAGAACGAATATGCGTTGTAGGAGTTACCGCTAGCCAATTGGCCGCCGGTACAACCATCCTCGCTGATGGTGCCAATCAGCGATAAACCAGATAATGCAGCGTCTTCCCAGTAAGCCCACGACACCGAGTATGGGCTGCAATTCGTAGTCTCATAGGTCTGGCCGTCTTGGCCATAGTTGTCAAACCAGCCATGCAGGCAAGGACAGAGCGGACAGTCCCAGAAGTCATATTCACAGTCAATAGGGTCCGTGTCTATCGTAAAAGTAGGCGATGGGTAATCGTCCTCTTCGCCAAGTAGCGTAGCGACTTGGTTTTGTGAGAAGTCGAAAGGAAGAGCGGTTGCATTGGTCTGTATTGGGAAACGGCATAAGCCACATTCATCCAAGTCAGGGCCGTAGACAATCCAATTCCGAGATGGAGCGCCGGCGGTGGCTGGCCACCCTCCGAGATCGGTAATTTCAATACGGGCGGCGGCTCTAATTCCATTCCGCCCATACTTCACGTTCCCTACCGATATTTTGGCCTTCACTGTCCTCTCGCTCGGGTTGGATTCTGTGAACCCCGCGCGGTAATCGCTATAGGTGCCAGGTGAATCTTGTGGGCCAGATATGCCGCTTGGCACCGTTGGCGTGTAGGTTCCCTCATACTCTACGACGCACCCATCTTCACCCGCGTCGCCGCCGTTTACAAACTCGCCTTTGGTGAGTGTGACTGAATAGTCCCCCACATCAGACTCCAAACCGTTTAGCGATTTGCCATCGCCTACCGGCGGACACTCCACACTGTAACAAAGGCGGCATCTAGCATAATAGCCCTCGCATGCTGACGATGGCAGGTCGTCACATTCACCGTATCCATCTCCACCGTAGTTCCAAGCGCCTACCCACGTCTGCGAGAAGTCTATTTTGATCGAGGATGGGAACTCCTCCCACCGTATTTGGCCACGGTCGCTATTGCAATCACTGAAAGGCGGGCCAGAGCACAAGTATTGATCGGCTTGGGGTGTCAGGTTTAGATTGCAGCCTTTTCGATTTCCAAACGCACCACAACAACACTTCTTTCGCATGAGGCTCATCAGTCGCAATCTCCATAGAACTGAGGCGAGACACTGAAGGTCACGTCGTAGTTGTCGCTGCCTGGGTTGTATTGCAGGCGGGCATGAACGCCGCCAGATATTGCCCGCATCTTCCAGCCATCTAGCCAACTAGACGGATGCCAGCCAAGATTTGCTTCTAGGATATTGCCGGCGCTACCACAATCGCTCGACGTTGCCCCGCTATATCCGTCGTTGCCTGTCTCGGTCCATGTGGTGTAGGTGAATGGTCCTGTACCGTCGCCAGTGCTGGCGGTGATGTTGATAGGGCAAAAGCGATTTAGTGACGGGCCGGCCTGCCAATACACCAAGGCGAGTTTTGCTATATCTGTTTCACCGTCGCTATGTGGTATTGTCGCGTTATCGATCATGCGGACGATGTAACCACGGCCACAGTGCCGGCGTGGGAAACACGCGGACATTTTCACAGGGTCGCCCTCTTCGCCATACGATCTAATTTCCTCATCGGTCCCTAGGTCTACGTAGTTGCCGCTCCCCTCGGGATCTACCCAAGTCCACGCATAGCCGCCTGTGATGGCGTAGCCGACGCCACCATCTTTTACGGTTTTCAGCACCGTTCCGATGATCGTGTCTGTCCTTGAGGATAGGTCTGACACTTTGGCGTAGCCTTCATACTCGCGCCATGGTCCCCCGTCCGCGTTGTCTGATAGGGTGTCCTCATCGGCTGACGTTGAATCACAGAAAACGGCGGACATAGGGTGCATATCCTCGCCGCTCATGTTCTTGAAGTAGGTCAATTCACCGATACCGAAAGACTCAAATTGCTGGACGTCAAACCCCTGTCCACCAGCAGTCGAGCCATAGCCGTGTCCTGGTGCCGGCATATTTGCCACACGTGATATGGTCTGCACGTGTCGCCTCCACAGCGCGTTTGCATGCTGGCCACGGCCCACGCCCTCATTGGGTAGGAATTTGCTCATGTGATTAGCGCGCTCGCTTTGTTGGCTTGGCTAGTTGTGAGCAGCGTTGAGAAGTCCCCTAGCGACTGGTGCAACTGCACCCAGTACACATATTTGGCGTGCTTGTGCGGGTCGAAGTCGGTCGAGTCTGTGACGGGTGAATCTACTTCTCGCAAAAACTCTTCTGTATATTGGCCGTTGGCGTCGGATATAGCACGCTGGCGGAGATGGCCATACGGGTCGTACACGAAACGCAAGTCAGATATCGGCATATCTCCCTGCGTGCCAACGCGGGTAGACGCACCACAGAACAACAACGTACCGGTGCCATAGCCGAGGAAGGCGGCATTGTTTCTCTTGTGGCGCATGGCTCGCCAACGTGCTCGGTACACGGTCGCGGCGGTGGCTGTCTCCCATGTGGTTTGGATAATAAGTTCTTCCTGTGGTAGTGGTGCCGTCATAGGTACGCCAGCAAGGTCTACCACTTTGGTAGTGTTGGCTTGGAGTGTGTCCTGATCGCTCGCGGATGGTGTCGCAGTCTCCCACGGCGTACCCCAGAAACTCGGGTCGGCCAACTTCCACCATGTGGCCGATGTCTGGATGTCGCGGATATCGCAGTTCACGTACCCCGGCGCTGTCGGCACTGACGACTGTGTGGACGTGGAACCCCAACCGCTGCTGTATTGCAACTCGTCCGACCATGTGACGGTTTCGCGGACGGCGCTGTCGTTGATGTGCTCCAGTTCTACGTTTGTCACCCAGCCACGCACCACTGGCAATCCGCCGGCCTCGGATGAGATCGTATCGCCTAAATCCTTTGTCGCTCCGCTGTCGATTAGTTCATCTAGGGAAAACGCGTTGCCCTGGTTGTGGGTGTATACGCGGACCTGCGTACCGCTGTTGAATGGGCGATCCACGTTTCCGTGCCATACGTCGCTAGATAGTGTGCTTGAATATGCTGGAGGCATGGCGGCGGTCCTACGGGTGAGTGTTCGCGGCGGTCTTTAGATCGCGGCGGAGGCCTTGTATCTCGCTGACGATGTGCTGCTGTGCTACTAGTTGATTCTGGCGGACGCGATTGGCTTGGTCGCGGTCAGGCATGACGAACGTACCGACGGCGGTTTGGAATGTATTCGTCTGGATGCTCGGCGGCTCGGCTTGCATCTTTTGCAATCGGTCCTCCGCTGCCTTCAGGTTTTTGGTGATGTTGACGGCGGCAGCCTGCGCGATATCTTCGCTTCGCTGGGCGATCTCCCGGCGGAGTTTCTCCGCGTCTAGTTCAATCTCGGCTTTGAACTCGGATGTCTGTACGACGCTGGCCGCATGCTCTAACAGTTTCAACTGTTCGCGCAACTCTTCTACAATCTTCGCTTCACCGTCTAGCCGGGCCTGAAGCACATCATTTGCATCGGCACCAGCGGCCTGCATCAGTTCGGCCTGCTGGTCGGCGGCTCGCTTGATGTCTTCCGTGTTTTCTATCGACGACTCCACCCACAGGCCGAGCGTCACACGGTCGGCGGCCTCCTGCTGATCCTGTTCAAACTGGGCCACCTTGGTGTCAAAGTAGGAGTCAATTTGTTTCTTTGTCTCAGTCGAACGCCGGTTGATCTTCTCTATGTTTTTCTGATGCTTTGCCCATGCGCCGCGTTTGTGACTTCTGTCTACGTCTGGATCATCCAGAAGGTCTAGAGTCGCCTTTTCCGAGGCTTTGATGGCGGCGATAGTCTGCTCGCGGCGTTTTCTGTGTGCATCGAATCGCCCGCGCTCTGGATCGCCGGCCGTGGGAAACATCGCCTCTACTCTGGCCTTGTCTTTCCACTTTTGGCCACTCTCCCAGATGTCCCAGGACTGTCCGCTCACCTTGGCCATCCGGCCGGCGTGCTTCTCCGCTGCAGCAAGTCGCTTTTCTACTAACTCGGCCGCCTCGGCTGTACCCATAAGTGCCATTTGAAACTCATCGACGGCCGCCGCTGCTGTGCCAATGCCAAACGGTAGCGCCTTGATGGCATCTTTTACGCCGTCCAAGTCGCCAGCCATTGCACGCGTCACGGCCGTGGCGGTTTTGCCGAACAACTCAAACGCGCCCGATACCACGCCAATCTTGGACTGGAACTCGGTAAACGCCATGCCGGTGTTCTTCATCCGGCCCTCGAACTTACCGAGGGTGCCAGCGGCCTTTTTGATCCCGCTGTCGAACTTGTCCGCGACGGCGTTCAGGTAGATCGTGATGGTGCCTATATCGCTCTTTGCCATCAGATTTGCCCCGCTTTCAGTTTCGCCAGGAGAGCATCAGGGCCGCGTGGCTTTGACCACGCCAAAACCGGCATGAAGTCTTCGAGCGGTTTCTTTGATCCTGTAGCAGCGACAAGGGCGGCGGCTCGCTGCCACTGAGCGCCAATATCTGGCAAACCGCCACACGCGTCGAACTGACGCCACGCGGCCACCTCGGCGGCGGGCAATGCCTCAACGGCCGATAGCGTTAGGCCGAGCGCCAACGCCAAGCGGTGCATGAATCGTTGAGGCTCGCTCATTCCGGGTCTAGTCCTTCGTCGCCGGCCAATGCTCGGCTCGCCGTCTCGTACAGTTCTCGGTATTCGGGAATGGGCAGCGCTTCAACGGTCGCCGCGTCTTCGCCGGTGAGGCGACATATCACCTCTGTCGGCGTTGGTAGTTGGCCGGTCGTGCTATAGGTGGTCATGTACCACGCCCAATCGCCGCCTGTAGCCTCTCGCAGTTTCATCATATGAGCGCCCTTTTTGCCTCGGTTTGTGTCATCTTTGGCGATGTAATCCACGCCAGAACTGCACGCATGTATAGGTTCCTGTATTGGTTCCGGTTGGCTAGATACACCTGCTTGGTGGGATGCTTGCCGCGTACCTCACCACCGCCGCCGGTTTTGTGCGAGAACTCCAGCAGGTGGGCCATACGCGCCCGGCCGGCGTTCTTTTTCTTGTAATTGAGATAGATACGGCCGTAGGTGTGGAACCCAACGCTACCCCGCTTTGATCCCACTTTCACGGTGAGCGCTTTGGCGGCGTTGCGTCTAATGCCGACGCGGACGGGTTTCGACTTATCACCTACCGGCGTGTTTTTCCATTCCGCTTTCAAGTCGGCTTTTGCCGCATTCATAGCCAAGCGGGCCGCCTTTCGTTCGATGTTCTGTCGATGGCGAAAGGTGAGTTTTTCTAGTTCTTTGTTTACCTGATCAAGGCCGGTCAGTTTCATACCTTGCCCCTAATTGCATGCCATCGGCCAATGAACCACGGCGCAGAAACGCCGACGCCGGCCAGTACCAGGGCAATCAGTAACGGCCAGAACAGGTACGACATGAACTCTAGAACGATAATCATGCCGGCATTCAGTGAAGCCCCTACCGCGATCATCAGCAGACCCCGCCGCCGGTTGCCAAGTACGGCCCACACGATAGCGCCGGCGAAGATCAATGCCACACCCGCGACACCGAGCAGGCTAAAACCGCCGGCCTGCTGTAGCGTCGTGGTGAGCGTGCCGGCCGCCGTATCGTGGTCTACCTTGCTGCTGCCAATTGGCAGCACCGAGGCACAGCCAGCGCTGGCTAGGTAGATCGCCTGAAAGGCGAGCACGATGGCGTACCGTCTCATGAGTTTCATGGCGTCCCCTCAAGTCGATCTAGGCGGTCAAGGATGTACTCCTGGCGCACAAGGATCTCGGCGGTCTGTGTAGATAGCCGAGTCCATAGCGCTATCGACGGTATGACAATGACCAGCAGCAAGCCGGCCAAAACCATCCAATCCTGTACACCGAGATGCACCGTGTTGGCGTTGCCTCTGGTCATTGGTCACGACCCGGCTGTGAATGTCCACGCGGACAACTGCTGCACGTTGACCGACATGGATACGGCTGATCCGCCGGCGATGTTGAAGGACGGCTGATCAATTACGCCAGAGCCTGACCAAGTGCTGCCATCGCTGAAGGTGATCGTGACGGTTTCAGATCCACCGTCAGCCAGTGCCAAGATGGCGCTGTAGTCGGTTTTGTTGTAGTTGAGTGTGACCGAGACGGTGCCAAGGTCAACGTGTCCGGCCAATTTTACGCGCGTAGTGTCACCGAGGGCGGTAACGTCGAGCAGTTCGACCGATCCGGCTGAGAATGATACGTCTTGAACGTCGCTGTAGTCGGTTCCGCCAGACGTGAACGAAACAGTAGTTCCGAGGGGTGTAGTGCCTGCCATTGTGCTAGGTCTCCAAGTAGAGGGTGGTATTTATTGGGTAGATGATGACGGCGGAGCCATCTGGCTCTGCGTCGTGTTCTGCTGGTCCGCGATGCGCGGAGATGCTGTATGCCTTGCCGGCTGAAGTCGCGCCGGCGGTGCCTGCCAGGGCGCTCAACACTTCTTCCGCTATCTCATCGGATGCCGAATGTGTCGCCGCTGCACAGTCAACCGATAGATCGCATATCAGCATGGACGCGGTGCCGCTAATCGCGGCGGCGTCGTCGGCGTCGTTGCCTTGTTCATCTATCACGATGCAAGGGATGTCGTCGCCACGGTCACGCCAACCGACTGCGATCCGTTGGCCGACCAAGGCGGTCACGTCGGTATCAGCGGTCAGAATAGAGATAACGATCTCAGCCGGCGTGCTCATCGTGTTACCTGCCTCGCAACGATGTCGATGAACTTTTTGTATCCGTCGCGGTCTATCGCGGTGACGATCTCGTAGTCTTCCCCGTGCCAGACAACACGGTCTCCGGCTTTGATATCGTAGTCATCAAAATAGGGCGTAGTAAATTGAACCACTTTCAGGGTGGCGTCGCCCTCGGCTGATTGCATGTCAGACGCTCGCGGGGTGCGAACGGCAACGTACAGTTCTGCCATATGACTGCTGTACGCTTTGGTCTGGTGGCCGAAGTCGTCACGCGTCAACGTGGCACGCTCGATAGATACCGGGATATTGCAGAATCCGGCCCTCATCCAATCACGCTCCGGCTGAATTGCTGGCACACGAGCGAGAGCGACCACGGTATCTCTTTCAGTTCTGGCGATGACACGGTTTCGCGAACGTTCCAGAAGTGACCAAACGCGAACAAGACGGCCTGTTGTACGTTGGTCGGTAGATCCGTGAATGATGATTTTCCGACGCTATACACGACGGTCATCTCGCCGCTGGTCGATGCGGCGGCGGGTACTTTCACACGATCGGGGATGCGGTCATTTTGTAGCGTCAGGTCTGACGAATACGTGGTTTCTTCATCTGCTATTGACGTGACACTGTTGACAGGGCCGAAGGGCAAATCGATCCAGCGGTGGCCGTCTTGGTCCGCGCGGAGATACTTCGCCTCTAGTTTCAATGTTATGTCGGCTTGAGTGATGCTATACGACGTGATGCTTTCCACTAGGGCGCCGGCACGCTCGGCCGTGGCGTTCAAGTCGTTCATGTTTGCGCTAGTGGGTACTCGCAGGAATCTTTTTAGGGTGTTACTGCTGATGGTGGCCCACGGACCAGAACCGTACGACCTTGATAGTCGGAGCGGCTGATTGTTGTATGGGTGTAGTTGGCTGGCTGTAGTCACGTTGGACCCCTTCCGCTAGTGGGGAGGTCCAAACGGACCCCCCCACGGCGTGCGGACGGCACAGGGTTATAGATCAAGACGCGTCGGTGTCGAACAACTTCGCAGCGTTGCTATCAACGAGCAGACCATCAGTGAGGCGGTACGCCCACAGTTTGGTCAGGCCGCTACCGGCGCCGCTGTACGGATCGGCGAGAATCTGAGTCGGGCCGAAGTCATAAATACGATACGCGCGTGCCATGTTTCCGAAGATGATCTGCGTGTTTGGCATGTCCTCATCGACGTGGACGGGGTAGCCGTACAGCAAGCCGGGCGTACCCTGCTCGATGTCGCTATAGGAATCAGATGGCTGCCAGACATAGGCGTCGTCGGTGCTGTTTACCTTCATTTTACGGATGGTCTTCAGCGTGGCGTCATTCATTACGAAGCGAGCACCGACGCGATACGACGCACCGAGTGTATGGGCGGCGTCGATGATGGCGTCTGCACCATTGGTAGACAGATCCATGTATGAGGGTGTGCCGAGAGCGGTAACGATTCCCTCAGGCTCATTGCTTGAACCACTGCCAGTCACATAGCCGGCGTTCAGGCCGAGAGCCATACGGCGACCGACTGCGCGGCCGAAGTACTGTTCGACGTTTACGACTGACTGCACGGCCTGTTGGAATGACCACACAATGCCGGTGCTGTACGTCTTTGGTGTCGCAGTTTTCTTGTCGATGGTCACGTCTGCTGTGGTGATAGATCCACCTTCAGCGATCCAGCCACCGCCGCCAAGGGCAGTTTCGACTGGTACGGCCACATCACCGCTGGCTTGAATCACGTCGCACATGCCGCGCATGGTGGTTGCATCGTCGAGCATCTCGAGGATGCTGGCTTCCATATTTTCGGGGACGATGTTCCCGCCAGACGTGCCAGATGTGAGCATGTCGCGCTGTTCGTATGTGGCTCGACCTTGAAGGGATGCGGCGAACGCTTCGCTATATGCTCGGCTTTCTCGGTTGCTTGTGACGCTACCGGAGACGGCTGGTGATGGTCGCTGTGGCTCGTCAAGAATTGCCTGAGCGCGTGCCAACGCATCACGCCGGCCTTGTGCTCGGATCTCTGTCTCGCATTCTGATAGCCGCTCTTCGAGTCGGTCATATTTTTGCTGGTCTTCGGCGTTCATTTCGCCATCCAAGATGCTACGCATCTCGGCATGGAGTCGGCGGACCTCGTCCATTCTTGTGTTTTCGTGTGACATCTTCGGGGTGCTCCTTGTTGATACGGATGTCTCTGGATATGCCGGAGTCGATACGACCGAAACGTCGTACAAAACAAGGTTTGAAAGGCGGCGATGTCTCCGGCCATCGTCGCCTCTAGTCCATTCTTCGCTCGTCTCATCACGTAAAGCGAACGCAAACGACATTGATTTGAGGTCGCCACGGTTCACTTGTTCGCGTACGTCGTGGCCTAGTTGGGTGTTTGGTATGTCGATCTCGAACGCTAGGCCAACGGCATCCTCTGATAGTTTCAGCGTGTTGGCTGTGCGGCGTGCTAGTAGTTTGCCTGAATCATGATCGACCAGGGCAAGCACCTCATCACCATCAGCAAGCGAGCGGGTGAACGCTCCCGGCTCGATACTCTCAGTGAATGGCATGGGGTGGCTGTTGGAATTGAAAAGCGCCGCGTAGCCGGTGAGGGTGTTCCCATCACCAGACATACGGACCTCTCGCATTGGTACAGAGCGGTGCTCTACTGTGGTCGGGTCGTGATGTATTCGCGCGTATTCAGTCATCGAAGTCGATATCCATTTCGTCGTCCTCGTCCTCGTCCATCTCGGCGGTGTCGAGTCGCAGCACGGGCGTGTCGAGTCCTTCGATAGGGTTCAGGCCGAGACGGGTCCGCATCTCGTTTCTGGTAATCACGCCGCGATCTACGGCGAGGCTCCACGCGTTCACCTGGTCGGCCAGTGATCCTTTGGTGAGCGCCGTAGTGTCGAACTCCACTTCTCGATTGCGTAGGATCTTGTTCTCAATCTCGGCGGTGATCATGGCGAGATGGACGGCGAGACACTGATCTAGATATGATCGGTTTAGTTCGCTCACGTTGCTGAAAGTGCTATGACTGTGCTCACTCAGCATGGACACGGGTACACCGGTCAGCCGCGAGACTTCGCCTATGCTCCAGTTGCACGTGGCGAGAAAGTCCAAGTCGGTCATCTTTACCGATAGAGTCTCTACGCCCATGCCATCCTGTAGCAGTACGACGCCGCCGCTACCGGCGCCGCTGAAGGTGGATTGGAACTTTGCTTTCGCAGCCAGCGCCATCTGTTCGCTGAGTTTGCCGGGATGCTTCAAGACTACGCGCGGTTGCACAGTGTTGGCCGCAACTGAAGCGGCTACGCGCTGCTGACTTCGTAACTGGGCCAACGCTTCGCGGCCTACGTTGAGCAGACCATCACCCCACATCCCGGTAGATCCGCCGGGCATCCTGAAATGCAGCACCTCAGACGGTGCTAGTTCGCCTAGTTCTTTGTGAATGTAGACCGGCTCGGCGCCTCGGTATTCGATACGGACGCTGCCGGATTCCAGCGGTAGCAACTGGAGCACGCTGTCGGCGTTGCTCTTTTGGATGTAGCAAATAGCGTTTCCGTGAATGAGATACTCGCGAACGATGTGCCGACGCCATGCGAAACTGTGCAGCGATTGAGTAGGCTGGCGCGTGAGTAGTTGCGCGGTGGGGCCGCCTTGCTCGACACGCCCGCCAGTTTCATCACGGCGAACTAGCCGCATTGGCAGACGGGCGATGTCGCCAGCGATCAGGGAGATCGCCCGCTGTGCGGCTGGTAGCCATTCAATGGTCTGTTCTGTGACTACTTCACCCGCGACGGTGCCACCGGGTGCCAGTAGGTGGACGACGCTTGAGGGTGCTTGGTTACGTTTGAAGATGCGGCGGAGAGATATCATGAACCGAGGTACTCCCGGCGTGCTGTCCGCTGTGTCTATTGTACTTTTTTCTGCTGTAATGCCAAACGCCAAACGCTATACGACCGGGCAGGAATCCGGCATGGCCACGCTGTCGAGATGAGCACGGCCGGCCATACACAGGCTCACGGCCGGGTCGATGGGGCCGTCTGATTTGGCTTTGTGGATTCGCACATTCATATTGACGTCGGTATACGTTCTGCTGCTGGCGATGGCTTTAGCGAGCACGGGATCATCCACATGGAAAAGACGCTCTTGGGCTACCAGTTCTTCTATATGTAGCGTGCCAGGTGATAGTTGTACGGTGGTCTGCTGGAGGCCGTACACCGGCAGCCCCTCGGCCTCTAGTTGCTGCTCGCCCCACCCAGTCAGATGGGGATCGAAGTAGCACGCCTGCACGTCGTAGGTGTCGCACACGTGGCGGATGGTGTCGTGGATTTGGGTGTAGTCGATGGTGCGGCCGGGATTCAACACGATACGGCCCTCCATGCCCCACTGGAGGATCGGCATACGAAGGACTCGCTCCCGTTCTTTCGCTTGTTCCTCTGGATAGAAGTACCGGCCCCACACCCAGAGCGAACCATCGGCCGGGTGCTCGATGATGCCGACGATGGCGGACAGGTCGCGCGTCTTGGAAAGGTCAACGCCGAACCACGCACGGCCGCCGACTAGTTCATCATCGGGCCGGCTCTGCCTCGCGCACGCGTCCCACCTCTCGGCCGGTATCCACGCCGCCACGTCGCCGGTGTACTTGCATAGGTGAAACCGGATGAACTCAGCCACGAAGCGCGGCCCCTTGGCTAGGTCGGACTGATACCGCTGCTGGAGGTCTTCAAGTATGACGGTCTGGCCCATCGACGGGTTGGCCTTCTGCCATTTGGCAGCATCGGCCGGGTCGTCCGCTTCATCTATGCCGGCGAGAAAGTAGAAAGTACCGTCGCCGCTTTCGCCGCCCTCGAGTACAGAAACACCCTCGTCGCGGTATTGGTAGTAAATCGTGGTATCGCTGCTGCCGGGCGTGGTGATCAGACACCCGAACGCGCTCCGGCGTTTCACTGTCGCCGTGGTGAGTTTCTGTAGTGCTCGGCTCTGGTACTCGCTGGCCTCGTCGCCCACCCAGAAGTAGGGATCTAGACCGTCGAGGCTATTCTCTTTCGCCGGGATCGCTTCGAGTCGGTTGCGGTTTTCCTCATCTCTCATAGATGTCTCGGTGATGAGGTATGTACGATCACGCCAGCGGCGCTTATCGCTATTGGCTGACGGTATCACCTCATCGGCCATTGAAGAGGCCATCACGCGGGCGTCGGCATACGCTAGTTTTGCCTGTCGTTGAGTGTTGGCAAACGTGTACACCTGCCGGCCTTCGCCTCGGAGAAACGCCCACAGAAGGACGGAGCCCATCAGCACGGTTTTGCCGTTGCCGCGTGCCACCTCAATCAGGCCG